GTATTACCACAGAACAGAAGACAAGATACCCTTTGATCTCGAATACTTTAATAAAATTACCAAAGGTGGTTTGCCGAATAAGACTCTTAACATCGCGTTGGCTGGTACAGGTGTTGGTAAATCTTTATTCATGTGTCACTTTGCCAGTTCAGTTTTACTTCAAGGAAAAAATGTTTTATACATTACATTAGAAATGGCAGAGGAAAAGATTGCAGAAAGAATTGATGCAAACTTACTTAATACTCCGATACAAAACTTAACTGATTTACCTAAACCAATGTTCGATAAGAAGGTTAAGAAGATATCAAAGAAGACACAAGGACAGTTAATTATTAAAGAATATCCAACTGCATCTGCACACTCTGGACATTTTAAAGCATTGCTTAATGAATTGGCATTGAAAAAATCATTTAAACCTGATATAATATTTGTAGATTACTTAAATATTTGTGCCTCCTCTAGATACCGTGCCAACACAGCAGTTAACTCCTACTCCTACATCAAAGCAATCGCTGAAGAACTTCGTGGTCTCGCTGTTGAAGCGAACGTTCCGATACTTAGTGCGACACAGACGACTCGTAGCGGGTTTGCTTCTTCTGATGTTGATCTCACCGATACCAGTGAATCCTTTGGTCTTCCTGCTACTGCTGATCTTATGTTCGCCCTCATATCAACCGAAGAACTCGAAGGATTAAACCAGATTATGGTTAAACAATTGAAGAATCGATATAACGATCCAACTATTTTCAAGAGATTTATCGTTGGAATTGATCGTGCAAAGATGAGATTGTATGACTGTGAACAAAAGGCACAAGAAGATGTGCTTGACTCTGGTACTAAAGAGGAGTATAATGAAGAAAAAGTTCCTAAAAAAACTTTTGCAGAATTTAAGTTTTAATTATGTCTGGAGACTACGATACACACAATGACCGTCAACCTCATATAAATTATGCAGGATCAAAAGTTGACTTGGATAAGTATGCTTTATTCGTGGATGGTGTCACATCCGATTCCAGTAAGGATTATCAATGCTTTATTGAGAGTATTAGTTCCCTTGACGGAAAAGGTGCCAATATTCACAGGCTTCTTACTGCTGCTGTTGGTATTAGTGCTGAAGGTGGTGAGTTTATGGAGATCGTTAAGAAGATGTTATTCCAAGGTAAACCTTGGAACGACGACAATAGAGAACATCTTATTATTGAGTTGGGTGACGTTATGTGGTACGTGATGCAAGCATGCAAAGCACTCGATGTATCTTTGGATGAGGTCATAGCAGGCAATGTTGAAAAACTCAAGAAACGTTATCCCGGAGGAGACTTCAATGTTTATCACTCAGAGAACAGAGCAGCAGATGATAGATGATTTACTACACGGTCAATATTGGAAACTATATTGAAGACCTTCAAGCACCACCATGGGTTCAAGTATTCACTGAGGTAGAAGAATCTACGGGAGACAAGGTACGTGATAGTAGGATACTCAAAATCAAGTGTCCTTTCTCAGGTCCCTCTGTCTATATTGACGCTAGTAGAGTACATCTTATAAATCAAAAATTCAAAGATCTTTCAGAAAAAATTTTTGAGAAGCATGATCTATTTGTATTACAACATCCACATGAGCATTCATATATTGAAGAGTGTGCTGAGTATATACATCGGGGATGGGTGAGTGAAGAAGATATTTTTTCTTTTACAAATTATGTAAATCCCTTTTACGATTTTTCAAAACATTTTCAATCAATGGGTACTGTAATTTGGCGTAGGGATCAAAAAGATTTTAATGATAGATGGTGGGATTTATATCTACGTGGTGGAGTGCGTGATCAATTGTCTATGGCAGTTGCTTTGCCATGGGTGTATGGTCATGCTCCATTGAGGGAATTTGTAAATCAATTCTCAGATGCATCTCCCGAAGGAATTTGGTGGAAAACTAGGCAGGGTGATTACAAAAGATCTATTGAAAAGGATCCACATGACGCTGCCTTGAGGTTGTGTAAGATGACAGGTCTAAGTAGATTTAGATACAGAACTAGATTGTCTAGTAAAGGTGAGTTGAGGATTGGCAAAACATTATGATTATCTACACCTGTATCACTAATGGGTATGATGAAATTCCAGATCAATATTATGATCCAGATGTTCAGTACGTATGTTTTACTGACGGGACTGTAGAAAAAAAAGGACCGTGGGAAATGAGAGATATTATAATTGAACATGATTGTCCTAGAAGGAGATCTGCTCATCCTAAAATAAATCCACATTTATATTTTCCTATAGGATCAAAAACAACTTGGATTGATGGTTGTTATGTGATGACAGAAAAATTTGTTGAACGTTCTAAAGATAATCTAGAAAATAATGATTTTACAATCATGAGACATACGGATAGATATTCATATCTGGACGAGGTATTGGAAGGATTTATGGGGTCAATGAATACTTGGGAAGATCAAATTCTAATTACCAAAACTATCAAGGATCTTGGATATAATTTTAAGAAATACATCTCACCTGTACTAGGTTCTATTTGGCGTGTTGTTACAGAAGATCTTGTTAAGTTTGACGAGTTGTGGTGGAAGTATTCATTGATTGGTCCTAATAGAGATCAGATTTCTTTTGACACTGCTAGACAACTTACATCTATGAAGATGCATGTGCTTGAGTATGGATGGTTGGCGAAGGAGGGATATAGACAACCCGGATCTATGGGAGTATTATTTGGCACATCAGGAAAAGTAGGTAGGAGAAAACTACATCCTAAAGCAGGTCATTCTAAACAGTATCTTGAGCGTGAAAAAATTCTTGTAGAATTAAAAAAGATTACTGGATTACATCCTCATCTCTACGCTAAAAAAGATCATATGCCTTTTGTCAATCAGAACGTAATAAATCCACAACTTCCATCATGATTGTAGTAACTTCTATCACAAATGGATATGATCAGATATCTGACGATCATTATTATGATTCTGATGTACAATATGTTTGCTATACTGATGGGTCTATAGAGAAAAAAGGACCTTGGGAATTTAGAGATATACCAATAGAGCATGAGTGTCCTCTGAGACGTGCGTTATATGCAAAAATAAGATTCGATAAACTCTTTCCAATTGGTGCTGATGTAGTATGGATTGATTCTTGTTTTGTGATGACAAAAGAATGGGTGCAAAAATCTAAAGGAATGTTTCCTCGCACCATGATGCGACATCCAAAAAAATTTACTTACTATGAAGAAATTCTTGAGGGTTACATAAGTGCTTTCAATAGTGCCGAGGATGTTATAAAAATTACTCAAACAGCAAAGGATATGGGTTATAAATTTAGAAAATATTCTAGTCCTGTATGTGCATGTAGATGGGAGACTGTAGTTGACTCACCTTTTTATGAAATGTGGTGGGAGTTCTCTCAGATTTCTACACGGTGTGACATGATAGGTTTTGATTTAGCAAAACAATTTTCTGATCTTAAATGGAATGTAGTAGAGGATTGGATGAGTGTGGGTATAGACTTTAAAAATACAAAAGCAAGAAAAAAATTACATCCTCAAAAAGGTGACATGGATCAATGGAAAAATAGAAATGATATGCTACAACAATTATATAAGATAACAAAGTTGCATCCAAAATTATATTATAATTTCTGGAATAGAGAAGACAAACTGGTAGAATGGGTCAATAAAAATATTTTAGATCCTAAATTACCTAGGTCTTGACATTTATGTAAAGTTGTGTTAAGATAAATAACGTTAGTGAGATCTTGATCTCAACACATTTCATAGGACTCGAACGATCGCCCTCCTCTGAAGACTGCTCTCAAACCAAGACCTATAGGCAGTATAATACCTCGTCTTTAATATCCAGTAGTGAGGGATTACTGGAAATAAGTTTCGCATGTACCCTTCATGCCCTACTTACAAACGTCTTATTAAATGACAACTCTTTCAACTCAATCCCGCAGTAAAGGTCTCCTAGCAGGATGGCCTGAGTTCTGCGAATGGGTAACATCAACAAACAACAGAATCTACGTTGGTTGGTTTGGTGTACTCATGATTCCATGCTTACTCACAGCAGCAGCATGTTTTATCGTTGCTTTCATAGCAGCACCTCCTGTCGATATCGACGGAATCAGAGAACCAGTAGCAGGTTCTTTCATGTATGGTAACAACATCATCTCAGGTGCAGTTGTACCATCATCCAACGCAATCGGTCTACACTTCTACCCAATATGGGAAGCAGCAACCGTAGACGAGTGGCTCTACAACGGTGGGCCATACCAGTTGGTTATCTTCCACTTCTTAATCGGTATCTCCGCATACATGGGAAGACAGTGGGAATTATCATACCGCTTAGGTATGAGACCTTGGATCTGTGTTGCTTATTCAGCACCAGTATCTGCAGCATTTGCTGTATTCTTAGTGTATCCTTTCGGTCAGGGATCTTTCTCAGACGGTATGCCATTAGGTATCTCAGGAACATTTAACTTCATGTTTGTATTCCAAGCAGAGCACAACATTCTCATGCACCCA